TCCGGCTTCTTGGTCTCATCCGCCATGAACATATCCTCTCTGGGTCGTGGTTTGCGTCCCGGTCCCAATGTCGTGCTCCGACTAGGCGACCGTAAAGTTTTTCGCGGCGAACTTGTTGGCCTGATCGTCACGAACCATCGTCACGAGTGCAGAACCGATGGTGCCGGCCGTGAAGCTCGTTCCGCCCGACAGTGTGAACAGCAAGCGCAGATAGCGTGCTTGAAGATTCGCCGGCATCTGCGGAATCCACGGCGACCGGAAGATGACGGCGCCGGCCGTGAGATTCGCGGCAGCGATGTTGTCCTGCGAGTCGATATCGACCCACGTTCCAGGAAGATATCCGCCCGCCAATCCGGTATCCGGAGCGCCCTGCAATGCAGCCTTGAGCACACAAGCGCCGACCGCGACAACGGCAGTGCCGATGGTGATATTCAGTTCGGGTCGTTTGCCGCCAACACCCTCATCGGTCCCCGCGAGCGTGCGATTGCCAATGAAATTTCCCGGCGGTTGACCCACACCCTGGCCGAGAAAGTCGTAGGTGAGAGGAGATGCGAAAGTCGAGCCTGCGGCGCCGACCAAAGACAGGTTGCCGCCAATCCCAACGAACGCAACGAGAGCATCCGTAATCATGTGAATTCTCCTGGCCTGATCGGCGGTTTACGTGACGTTGGTTTCTGTGTTCAGGATTTGGTCGATGTTCTTGATCGGATCGCCGCGGAAATTGTCGGTGACGATGCCGGCGTAGTCCTCCAAGCGCAGAAGCACGTTGCGGTCGCGCATGGCCTGCACGTACATCCAATGCAGCAGCGTGCGATTGCAATACCAGACCCGCCGTGTGCCAAAATCGTCGTCCGGCGCATCGGTCTTGGTGATTCCCGAAACCGCTTTCGAGGTCTTGGGGAAGTACAGCGTGACTTCCGCCATGGTGGCGAAGATATCGAGCGCGTTGGGACCAGCGAGTCCAGCATTGGTCACGTCGATATTGCAGACGCGAGCGCCATAGCGCCAGTCTTGCGGAACGAGCCCAACTTCCTGCTCGAAATACGACGTGAACGCGAGATACGGATTGCCGAGATTGTCATAGGCCGGCACCGTGTCGCCGCGATCTTCCATGTGGATGCCCGCGGTCGATCCACGCGGATAGGTCAGATAGAAACTCTTGGGCGACCAACCTATGTACCACAGCGACGTGTTGTTGTTTCCGGTTCCGCCACCCGAAAGAACGTTGGCGGCGTTCTGCGCATTGTTGGTATTGATGGTATTGTAGAATGGCGCCAGCCCCATGAACTCGGCGGGAGTTTGCGTGGTGTTGCCGTAAATGAGGGTCTGCGCGATGGTCTGCGACATGCCTTCGAGGAAGGCAAAATCTTCCGAGCGACGGAATTTCTCGCCCTGGCCTGAGTGGCGCAACAAAGAACGGTCCACCTGGCTCCAATCCGCCAACATGCCGAGGCCGACACGGGCCTTCGCGGTCGTGGACTTGGAATATGGAGTACCTTGATTGTACGAGCGCCACGAGCCGGTGGGAATCGAAGTCCGGAACACGAATTCGTGGCCGGTCTTTTCGTTCGCCTCCATATACGGCGCGTCGTCCGTATAGTCGTTGCACTGCGACAGCATTTCCGAGATTTCGGGAACGTTGCCTTCGGGATCGGTGCGCGTTGCAACGTCCACGATTGTCGGCCATTGTCCGGTCGCCATCGCTTATCTCCTATTTAGCGTCCATGTTTGCAGATGAGGCGTGCGTGTAGAGTGAACTTTTCGGCGCTTTGCCGTTGGTCTTTGATGGCTTGATGTCCGCGGGAATATCTTCGGCCTGCGGTTCGCTCACAAAGCGCGACAGGTTGTGCAACAACTTTGCGAAAGCAGGATGTGATCCTGCTCCGGTGATTGCGAGAAATTGATTGAACGCGCTCATGTCGGCTTCATACTGCGGCGTCCCTACAGCCGCAGACGACACGCCAAGATCGCGAGCGCGCGCGATAGCCTTGAGCGCGGTACGATGCCCGGCACCGCCAATCTCGGGATCGGCAAGCCAATCCTTTTCCCAGCCCTCTTTCGTCTTGTTGAAAGTCTCGAACTGATTCCTGCGAGTCTGCTCGGCAAACTCCGTCATCGCCTTGTTGTGCAGATCGATGAGCGGCTGTGGATTGGTCGGGTCGGCGCGAAACGAATCAAACGCCGCGTGCGTCTCGGCCTTGCGCGCGTCATCGAGTTTCAGCGTCTCCGGAAGCGTGTATTTGTATTCGACCGGCTCTGACTTTGCCGCTTCTGCCGGCTTCGCGGCTTCCGCAGGTTTCCCTTCTGCGGGTTTCGGAGCCTCGGCTGCTTTCGCTTCCGCAGGCTTCGCAGCGTCCTTAGCAGGTTCGGCCGGCTTTGCAGTATCGGCGGCTTTGGCCGCCTCGGCCGGTTTCGCAGGCTCAGCCGGTTTTGCTTCCGGCTTTGGTTTTTCCGCGTCGAACTTTTCCAGAAGAGTCGGCGTGCGCTCGGGCTCAGCAACCTTGACAGGCTCAGGAGTAACCGGCGGCGCCGCGGCATCGGTCACCGCCGGTTGTGCCGGTGCAGTCGGAGCGACTTCTGCCGGCGCGACGGCTGGGAGGCCAGCCGTTTCCACTACGGTCTCTGGTTTATCGGCCATCACTCACCTTTGACCGCGAATCGGGGGTCGTTTTCTTGGTGCATCTTGCCGACGCCAACTGCGTTAAGGACCAGCCATCGATGATAAAGGTTGAGCCCGAAATCCTGCTTCCCGCGTTCGTACCAAGCCGCGTTTGGATCGGGGAAACCATTCGGCGAGATTGCGAAGTCCTGATTGAAGGCGTGTGCGGATTCGTGGCCGTGCAGTAGGCGCCAACACGCGCGCCGCCCAATGAGGGTATCGAGTGAACTTTTCCAGAAACCATCTTCCTCGCGACGCTCGCGCTTCGCACGGTCCTCAACGCTTTCCTTGCGCGTCTTTGGTGGCTTGACATCGAGAATCTGGCGCTCGGCGTCACTGATCGTGACCGCGGGGCGATTCGGTTCTTCCTGCTGATGAGGGAGATCGTCGTCATCGCTCAATGCAGCCCCGCCGGAATGATGATGCCGCCGTTACTCACCTTCGGCATGGCACGATAGCCAACGGGTTTGGTGTCGCGATGCGGCCCAGCCAGCATGTCGGGAAGGATCATGCCGACGCGATTGGTCTTTGCGGTGCGAATGAGTTCCGCGGCTTTGTGCATGGCGCGGAGATTTTCGGCGAGCATCACGAACGCAGGGTGAAGCGTGCCTTCGTTGAGTCTGATTCGACCGCCGCCGGGAACGGGAATACCGCGGAGCCAATCGCCGGCTCTCTTATGGCACTCCGCGCACATGGTCATGAAGCGCAGCCACCGCGTATCCTCTCGCCAGGTGTTGGCTTGCTTGCAGCACCCCTCGATCAACCGGAGTTGCTTCCGGAGGGCGTCGTAATTGAGACCCTTGAGAGGATACCGAGCGAGCTTATCCGCCAGTTCCGCAGCTTGTTTGAAGCTGGCGTTCATCTGGTCGAAGATTTCGGTTTCGGTTAGTGCTCCCATGCGCCATGTTTGCGGCGGTGTCGTAATTTAGACAAGGAGCGAAGGGAAACCATGCGGGTTCGCGGCAATCATGGGCAAAAATTATTTTCAATGAGTTGTGGAGAAGTTGGGTTTGGGTCACGGACAGGCAGGGATTACGGTGCGGTCACCGCAGACCACCATCTGCAACAATCTTCATTGTTGACGTATCCACTACCTGCCACCAATCTTGCCGAATCGTCGTCGCACGATTTACGGCTTCCTCTTGGGAACTAAAATCGGCATGGAAATCATCCCATCCGCCGCCAGGATAGTAGGCATCGCCGCAGAATAATAGGTATTGTTTCATTGTTGAAACCCTCCGGTTGACCGTGATGAGCAACAACCGCATTGCCCTCTCATGACCCAGACTCACTCAATAGTCGGCAGCAAGAACCCCGCGGTAAGGACGATCAGCGCCAGCGTACAGACGGTCAACGTGGTGTAGCCATATTCCCGATTGCCCTTACGCCACTCATCGACCGCCATCCAAACAACACAGGCCGCTATCGAACCAAGCCCTAAAAACCCCGTCGCATAATCGTAGAGGTCGGAGACCCAAACCAAATCACCGCAGCCCGTATAACCGTCGTGGAACACAAAGACGCAATACCAAAAATGATTCACAGCGGATAACGGCGCCGATCCGCGTGCCAACTATCGGGACGATGAGGATATTGCACCAAAAAAACACAAAACTCTAAAGCCAAAAGTGCAAGCACGACCAGAACTACCCACATCACGGCACCCTCACTGTCTGCTGGAACGCCCACGTATCCAGATCGCGCCGATGATACTTGACCGTGCGCCATCCGATTCGGGTGAACGCCGGCCCTTTGCCCTCGTTGTTGTTCGAGGCTTTCTTTTCGAGAGACCGCTTGCTGACCGGACATCCGATTCGAGACAGATACTCGGCCGCTTCGACGCGCGTAAACCACTCTTGCAACTTAGCCGCATCTTCCGGCTTGATCTTCTTGCGGCGGCGCTCGCTTGTGAGGGTGACGACGGTCATTGCAACGGCGCTCCCGTCGCCCCGCCCGTCAAAGCCCCAAGCGCCGAATTCCCGCCCGGCAACTGCGTATCGCTCAGTGTCTTTGCAGCATCGACCGCCGCCATCGCCTGCCCCGGCGCCTGCGCTTGCTTCTGGGCCTGTGCCCTTATTTGATCGTGCGCCTGCACTTCCTGATCGGTGAAGATGCAATCGGCCGGGAAATTGTTCAAGTCGGCATATTTCTTCATCGCCGCATCGAGGTTGATGACGCGAATCGGATCGGGCACGCCCGCGGCCTTTGCTGCACTCGACAACGAACCCGCCGTGGCAAACGTGTCCTTCATCGCCACGGACTCTGCGGCCAACTGTGCAAGTCTCAAGATCGACGTGTATTTGATCTTGAGCGGAATCCCGACAAGTGACTGTGGCATCGGTTCGAGCATTCGACGGCGAGTCAAGATAGCCAGAACGCGCGTGATAATCACATCGAGTTCTTTTTCGGCAAGATTGATGACCGGCCCCAATTCCTGCAATCGCTCCAGATCGCGTTTGGTCAATTCCAATTCATTACGCGGCTGCACACCCTCCATGCGCGAAATCGCCATGAACAAATCAACAAACAGACAATGATTCAAGCGCTCGTTGACCTGCGTGATATCCGCCGTGATTCCGGTGAGCCACGCGGGATTGACCTCGAACAGCGGATAATATTGATCCTTCGTCACGCCGTAAGTCGTCATGCCCGGCATGATCGACTGCGGTTCGTTCTTCAAAGAGACCGGCGCCCCCATCGGGGGACGGACGCCCTTCTCCAAGAATTCGCCCTTGCGGAGCGTTTCGGTCTGGACCTGCTTATTATCTCCCAGCCCATCCATGCACGGCCCGCGCCCGTAGGCTTCGTTCTGCGCCGTAGCCCAACGGAACGCCGCAAATGGCTGCTCGTGGAATCCCTTCTTGCTCAAGGGCCGTTCGGTCTTGATGCTCTTGAGCCAATAGACCTCGCGCCAAGTAAATACCGATGGAACAAGTTGCGCTTTGCCTTTAGACTTGCCGCGCTTGTCCAGAGCAAAGTTCGGCTCGATGGCGTGCCCCACAACGAACTCGGTATCGAGTGACGCTCCATCCCCGGCTTGCCAGAGCTTTCGTATTTGCTCGGGGCAACTTTCCAGCGTGAACATATCCACGATTTGTTGCACACTGAAAGTGAATTCGCGGAAGAATGTATTGACCGCCAATCGTCCGCCATTGGCCAAATAATATTCGCCGGCACACGGCAGATAAAACCGAACCACATCCTCGGAATCTTCATAGATCAGGATCGGCGCCGTTCCAAAGACGGTCAAATCCTCGAACAGTTGCGCCATGCGGTCGTAGAAATTCGATTGTTCCAAGACCGTGTAGATTCTCTGTTCCGTACTTTCGAGCCACGCCTTTGCATCGGGATCGAGTTTGACCCATGGCAATGCGATGCCCATCTTGAACCATGGGCGCGATGGCGATGTGAGGCCGGTCCACATTCCGGAACGACACGTGCGGACTGCGAGTTGGCCGGTCGAGTCAATGATGGCGTCGTTGAGTGGGCTTCCGCGCCACATGCGATTCGCTACGACCAGCCAGATATATCTTCTCGGAATGAAGAACCGCGCGAGCACCGACCAATAGGCCCACCACGAATAGCGCCAGTTGCGGAGAGAATTTAAACGGGATTCAAAATAGCTGAAATACGTCGTCCACTCAGGGGAGGCGTTCTTTGGTTCGGTCGTGATGCTTGGCGGCTGCTTGGATAGCAGCGTGGGCGACATGAATTCGTAGGCGGCTGTGTTAGGTGCGAGCATCGTCGTCTTTTATCCACATATGCGTGGCACCTATCGCGAGTTTGTCAGCGTCAAAACGTTCATAGAACGTGCATCCGGGGGCGCTGCGGCTGTGAATATTGCGCCCGTTAATTGTAAATGTGGTCAACAGACTTTCACCAACGAGGCCGCAATCCTCAACCTTGCCAGTCCCCAATTCTCCGGTGCGCATGCGATAGGTGAATTTCCGAACGCCCATTAGTGCGTCATCCCGCTCTGCGGCGGCGCCCCAAGCGGCTCAATCGTGCAATACCCAGCCCGCATGTTGTCGATCATGCGCGCGGTTTGCGCGAAGCGTTTCCATCGGGCTTGGAGCGTAACGATGTAGGTCGCAACCGGAATTACGCCGTGACCGTCCGGATTGTCGATGTACTGAATGCCCGAGACCTCACAGTGCAACCGCCCGTGCTCAATCTCATTGGGTGTCGAAATCTCACCCTTATCCCTGATATCGTAAAGTCCAGTCGCCATCAGAAAATCCCCCATTGCTGGATTTCGGCAATGATCCGCGGCGACGCTTGCACAAATGCTGCGAACACGCCGAACGCCGCGCAAGCCGCAACCGTGATCCAAAATCCTTTCACGACGTTGCCATACTGCTATTCCAGAACCACGAAACATAAAACGGGCCTATCATGAATACGTAGCATCGAAGCCCATCAAATTCGCTCACATGGCAACGATAGCCATTCTCAACCCAGTTACAAATACTGCGAGTGCCGACTTTCCAGCGTTTCACGACGTCCCCCCAAGCAAAGCCTTCTTCGCCGTCGAAGGCGCCGCAGCACCCGACGACGGAGCGCCGACCATCCCCGATTTGATCGTGCTGTCAAAACCACCACCTGCCGCTGCTGCCGCAGCCTGTGACGCCGCCGTGCCGACTGCCGTGGTATTGGCGAACGTCGGCGGATTAGGCGGCGGTGGAGGGGGCGGCGGCGGTGCGCCTGCAGATGGTGCGCCTCCGAGGAAACTCATATTGCCTCCGCTTCTGCGGCGACGCGCTTGGCGTCTTTGCTATCCCGGTGCCACACGCGATAAACCATCGTGGCGTCAAGTACGATAACTTCATCGTAATCAGGTGCTACCCCTCGCGCCCACCGTTTGGCATATTCCATGTCTTTCAGGTAAGTCGTCAGCACCGTAATATCTTGGCCCTTACGAGCAATCCCCCAAAATCCCCGCGTGCCAGTTGGGGCGACACCCGGCATCGGCTCATCGGTAATATTCATCGCGGGAACCTTTCGTGGTCGAGTTGTGTTAGTTCCGTGAACATTTGGAGATTTGCCATGTCGATAGAACTTTGCTTTTGGATTTTGATGCTGCTCTGGTTGCTGTTTTCCGTCGCATGGAATTGGCCGGGCAGTTCGATTGGTCCTTACGGCCCTCTCGGGAATTCTTTACTGATCTTCATCCTGTTTTTGCTGCTCGGCTGGAAGGTGTTTGGCGCACCATTGCACGGATGAGTTGCCGCTGACGTTCGCCGAGTTTATCAAGGGCGTCGAGCGACAAGAGCATGTCGCGCGCAATCTCTTGCGCTGCCGGTGAACTGGTTGGTAATGGAGCGGCAAGATGAAAACACCAGTGATACATTAGCGGAATCATCCAACTCAGTAAACGAGCCATGCTTAATCTCCCCGAAACGGATTATACTCGCCTGAGACGGCTACGTTGGACCGTTCTATGATTCTGTCAAGGTCACGGAAGGGTTGGTAAACAGGTTCTTCGCGCCGACGATAAACGCTTGTGCCCTTCGGGGCAACCGGGAACGCAAAGGTCAGGGCCAGCGCATCGCCGAGGTCCGGCGATTTCATGCCGCGCTTGCGAATATCGTCCTTGGATTCCAATTGAAATCGATTAGCCCCATCAAATTTATAGGTCGGCACGCAAAGATCGGTCTTGAGCGCCCCGTGGTTTGGAATGCCGCCGCCAGCTTGAAACCACTTCGACATCAAATCCCACATTTCGGAGCGCTTGTTCACATAGCCTTCCTCGCTTGGCGAACCACCAAAATTTACCTCAACAACCGTGTGGCCAAGTTGCCGCAGCCTATCAATAACTCCTTCGCCACGGCCCGCGTCGATAAAGACCGCATCCGGTTGCCACTCGTTCACGAGGCCGGTGATACGACCGACCAACGCCATGTTGTCCAGGCCTTGAAACACAATCGGCTCAAGAGCGCAGAGTCCATGGCGGCGCTGAATCACTGAGCGATCATCGCCGAACCTGGCTACGTCAACACCGATGATCTTTGGTGCGTGAATGACTTCATCGACCCGGAAGATTTTCTTGGTCGCGGCGCTCACAACGTCAATGGTAATCAGCGTGTTGTCGGCAGACGCGGAAAAGTCGCAGAGAAATTCCTGACGATATTGAGCGTCCGACATGATCGCCCGGGCAGCGCGCAATTCATCTTCGCTGATCAGTCCGGTTTCATCGGCTCGGTACATCAGGCCGACCCAATCGGCCTCCTTTCCAGCCGTAGCGAACTGGTACAATTCCGAGAATTGGTTGACGCCCTTGGGAGTTCCTATGAAGAACGCCCAGCCCATGCGATCCGAGAGAGTGGGCCGAATGATCGAACCGAAAACGTCAGGGCGAAAGTCGGCCATTTCGTCAGGCACTACTCCGTCCAAATAGATACCACGCATCGCTTCCGGATTGTCCGCACCGAACAGGCTTATCCGCGCACCGTTTGGAAAATCTACCTGTAGATCGCCCTCTCGAATATCCGCCGCAGGAATCTTCAACGCGAAATGCTTGACGTAATCCCACGCGGTTCGTTTGGCCTGTTTGAGAAATGGAGCCACATAGGCAAAACGCGCGTTCTGCTTTTGGGTCCGAATCGCAGCGTCAATCAGCGTCGTGATCGCGCAATAGGTTTTACAAAA